CCAAACAGTGGGTCCCTTGCACCGCATCAATCAAATTCATCCAGGACAACCAAGACCGGATTCCTGAAGACCAACCAAGTGTGTATGCCAACGAAGGCACCATTGCGCATGAATGGTGTTCCAACATCCTTGATGGACTGAATGACATTTCTGAAGTCCCGGCGGACATGCAACCACACGTCGCCGGGTATGTTGAACTTGCAGAACGCTTGACCACCAAGAAGGACAACCGTTTTGTTGAAGCCAAGGTCCCTTTATTTTACAAGCCGGAAGACAAGGGAACCGTTGACTTTGCCCTTCTGTCAGATGAACGGGTTTATATCCTTGATTTGAAATATGGGGCAGGGGTCATTGTGGAAGCAAAAGAAAACCCGCAACTTGCCATTTATGCGTTTTCCTTAATCAAGGAGTATAAAGATTTGTATGAATTCACGGATGAAACACTTGTCACCATGACAATCTTTCAACCCCGGACGTTTGAGGGGTCCCCAACCAAGATTTGGTGTGTGACACTTGGGGAGCTAAAACAGTTCTGTGCAAAGATTGAAGAAGCGGCAATTGACATTAAAATTGGGGACATAGATGTTTTGAAGTTCGCCCCAAGTGACTCTGCTTGCCAATGGTGCGAAGCAAAGGGGATTTGCACAGCCCGTGCAAAATACAATTCCGGCAAGTTGAAGAAGGAAGCCATTGACACTTTGGAAGACTTGACCGATGAAGATTTGCCAGAAGGTCAAGAAGTCACAATGCCAAGCTTTGAAGCCCTTTCAGAATCACAGGTTGCCACAATCATTGAACATGCCCCGTCAATCAAATCTTGGTTGAACAGCATTGAATCAGAAGCACACAAGGCACTTGTAGCCGGGTTGAAGATTGAAGGATTGAAGCTTGTTAATGGGAAGCTTGGCAACCGCGCATGGAAAGACATTGAAGAAGCGGACAAGCTAATCAAAGGCAAGCTGAAGGCGGATGAACGCTACACCAAGAAGCTTATCACTTTGCCCCAAGCTGAAAAGCTTCTGAAGCAACTGGACCTGTCCACACGCTTTCAAAACCGCCTCAAGGAATTGACCTTACGGGCACCCGCCAAGCCATTGCTTGCAATTGCCAGTGATGAAAGGGAAGCAATTAGCACTTCAGCGGATGAAGTCTTGCCGGACCATGAAGCAAGTGACTTGATATAAAAGCAGAATTTGGGGGGTTGGTGAAGGTGAAGCGCATCTTTTAAATCAAGGGTTTGAATCCCTAAACCACACCAACCCCCACCAATTTCCAAGGTCCTTATTCTTAGGACCCGAAAAACCAAAAAACCAAAAATACAAAATATGAAAGTTACAATTATGAATGCCCGCCTGTCCTTTTCACAACTGTTTGCACCCAAAGCAAATGGCAGTGGGGCACCAAAATTCAAGGCAAACTTCATCCTTTCAGATGACAGTTCCATCAAGATTGATGGGAAAGTCACCAAGGGTGTTGCCAAGATTGAAGCGGCATTAAAAACCGCTTGTGATGCTGTGACGAAAGAGAAGTTTGGGAAGGTTCCCAGCAAAAGTATCAATTGGGTTGTCCGTGATGGGGCAGACGTGATTGATGTAAGCACAGATGAACCATATGACGGTTACGGTGAAGGGGTGACATACATTGCCGCTTCGTCACAACAAGACCGCCAACCGCAAGTGGTTGACCGCAACCCCAAAGTCACCATCAATGCCATTGACAACAAAATAAAAGATGGTGATTTCGTTTATGCTGTCATTGACGTATATGCCTTTGATGCAACCAAGAACCAAGGGGGCAAGGGTGCCACCGCTGGACTTCAAATTGTCCAGTTCTTTGCCAAGGGTGAAGCCTTTGGTGAAAGCGAACTTGACGCGGCAACGGAACTTGAAGACTTGGGTGAAGATGAAAACTCAGGTGAAGACTTGATGTAATCATCCCCAAATTCTGTTGATATGAACAAGCCGGGTTTTCCGCACAAATACTTGTCAAAAGTAGTGAGTGAGAAGACCCGGCTTTCTAATATCCGGGCGGGGGTCTGTAGTCATTGGGGTTGTGCCCGTCCTGCAAGAAGTGACAGTCACAAGGATTGCCACACTTGCGCCAAGCGCAAAACCCGCATGAAACACCCCTTGAAATACACATACAGTAACATCAAAGATAGCGCCCGGAAACGGAAGGTCACTTTTAATTTAACCTTAGACGAATTCAAAGCATTCTGTGACCGGACCGGGTACTTGACCAAGAAGGGCAGGGAATTTGAAGACCTGACAATTGACCGGATTGATTCTTCCAAACCTTACCAAGCTGACAACATCCGGGCTTTGACTTGGATTGACAACTGTTCACAGAAACTTGAAAACATGACAAACCCCGCTGAACCTATCGCCCGCGCACTTGCCAAGATTGCCAAGTCTGACAATTGGAAAGCTTACTTGACCCCCGCAAACATTACCTTGCAGCAAGTCCGGGCATTGATTGAACAAGAAGAAAAGGAATTTGAAGAAAACCCATTTTAGAGGTTGACGGTTAAATGAAAAACGTTTTTCTTTTAGGAATGACAAAAACAATAACCATCAATTCACCTGAACAGATCAAATCATGGCTTTGGGTAATAAAGGCACTTAGCACGGATGCAACAAGACCTGCAATACACCATATTTGTGTTGATGAATCTGGTGAAATAGTTGCCACAGATGGGGAAAGACTCCACAAGTGGAAGCCTGAAGCTTTGCCCGCTGAATTAACACCCGGCGTTTACAAAGTGCTTTCAAAATCAGCAAAGCTTGTGGTCCTTGAAAATATCTCTGAAGATTCTAGTTTCCCTGATTGGAAAGCTGTGGTTCCTAAAGACCATAACCACAAAGCCTTAATAGGTGGCTCAATGGGTATCAAAAACCAGTCGTGTTGTGGGGTTGTGCTACTTGAAACAGTGACACCTTTGGATTTTGGCCATGTTGCGGAAGCTTTAGGGTATGGCACAGTCCAAAGAAAATCAATGCATTTGAAAGGGGCAACATGCACTTGGGAAGATGACACAGGCAAGAATCCTGTTTGCCTTTTTCCAGAAGTGGACAAACAAGCAGTCATCATGCCTTTAAGAACTTTAGTAAACCGCAATTTCAAATTTTTAGACTAAAATTTATGATCTACCATTTAGACTTTGAAACATATTCCGCCACAAACCTGAAAGCTTTTGGGGCTTACCGATATGCAGCGGACCCAAGCACGGAAATCCTTTTGTGTGCTGTTGCCAAGCACGGGGGAGCCCCCTCGCTGTGGTCTGTCACTGGACAACCAGACAAGCCCGGTGCACTCGCTTTGTTAAAAGAAATGTGTGAAGACCCTGAAGCGGTCATTTACGCGCATAACGCGCAATTTGAAGCTGCAATCTGCCAGTATCTGTTTGAGAAGACTTTCAACCTGCCATGCCCTAAGCTTCACCAATGGCGTTGCACTGCTGCAATGGCAAGGCGGGCGGCAATCCCTTCAAGCTTGGAAGGAGCGGCAAAATTCTTGAACTTGGATGCACAGAAGGACAACCAGGGCAAAGCCCTTATCAAGTTGTTTTCTGAGCCACAGAAGCCCACCAAGAAGCAACCCAAGGAACGCATCTTGCCCAAAGATGAACCTGAGCAGTTCCATGAATTTGGGCAATACTGCAAACAGGATGTCTTGGTTGAAATGCAAATTCACGAAAAGCTGAAAGCATTTGAACTGCAAGGTGAGATCCTAGAATCATTTCAATTCGATCTTAGGATGAATCGCCGGGGTGTCCCGGTGAACGTTGAAGCCTTGGAAACCGCTGAAAAGTTGGTCAATGAATATGACACCAAGAACACTGAAGATTTCCGCGCAATGACCGGACTGAACCCCACACAGCGGGGCAAGGTCTTAGAATGGATGCAGGAACGCGGGTTCCCCGGCAAGAACCTTCAAGCGGCAACTGTTGACCAAATCATTGAAGACGGGGCTGAAGCATACGGGATGACCCCGGAAGCTTTTCAAGCACTGAAATTGAAACGGTTGTCTGGGTTCGCCGCGTTGAAGAAGATTCCAACCATGCTTGGTGCTGCTTGCCCGGAAGATGATCGTGTCCGGGGGTCTTTGATGTGGTCCGGGGCGGAAAGAACCCACCGTTGGGCGGGCAGAATCATTCAACCGCAAAACTTCCGCCGCCCCACCATTGCCAACACAGAACACCTTTACCGGGTCTTGAAGTCCGGCAACATGGATGTTGAAAGCCTTGAATTGATTTATGAATCCCCACTTGAAGCAATCGCGTCCTGCATCCGGCATTTCATAGAACCCAAAACAAGTTTTCACATTGATTTGCACAAACACAATGATGAAGAACCCGGACAGTTCCTTGACGCGGATTATTCCGGGATTGAAGCCCGCATTGTGCTTTGGCTTGCCGGGCAGGAAGATGGACTTGATTTGTTTAGACAAAAGAAAGATGTTTACATTGCAATGGCTTCCAAGATTTTTGGGGCCCCTGTTGAAGACATCACCAAGGGCCAACGCTTCGTTGGCAAACAAGCGGTTTTGCTTTGCGGATTCCAAGGGGGTGATGACAAGTTCCGCCAAACATGCCTTGGTTACGGGCGGGACCTGTCCCCGGAGCTGTGCAAAGACACAATCAAGATTTATCGCAAAGTGAATTTCAAGGTGGTTGCCATGTGGCGGGCGTTCAATGAAGCGGCAAAGGAAGCCATTGCCAACCCCGGCAAGGTAATTCAAGCTAACCCCAAGGTGAAGTTTGCCATGACCCACAAGCCGGGCTTCCCTGCCCTTGTGATGCAACTGCCAAGCGGGCACAATCTTGTTTACCCACACCCGCAAGTGAAGCCCACAGTGAAGAAGTATAAAGGGGAAACATACACCACGGATGAAGTCAGTTTCATTGGCTTGAAAGACGGAAGACCAATCAGAATGGGCACTTACGGGGGATCCCTTGTGGAAAATGCAACACAAGCGGTTGCTGGGGATTTGATGACCCACGGGGCATTGAACGCGGACCGCTTGGGTTATAAAATCTTCATGCTGGTCCATGACCAAGCCCTTGCCGAGTTTGAACCGGAAGCCGGGCAGACCATTGAAGGGTTTTGTGAAGCCCTTTGTGACCTGCCCAAGTGGGCTGAAGGTTTGCCCCTTGAAGCTGAAGGGGGACTTGTCCCATTCTACAACAAGGATTAAATGAGAAATAGATTTGCAGGTAATTGCTACAAGTGCCACAAATTCACACCCCCAAACTTTGGGCACTTTGAGCGCAAGGGCAAAGGGTGGCTTGTCCGCTGTGCTTGCTGTGTGAGCCCTGCAAAAGTCAACAAACCACTTGTCAGGGAACTTCAAAGTTTGAGACTCAAAAACATCCTTGGTGAGCTTTATTAAAACCCTTGACCACTTAAACAAAAACTGTTTTTAATTTAAACCATGAAGATATTTCCCAAGACCCCCAAACTTTCAGACAAGGACCGTTCCCGCTTATCCAATGCGGGGTTCCTTCAGTCATGGAACAAATTTGTTACCAAGATCAACAACGCGGGATTGTCACAAGATGACTTGAAGCGTCTTGTGTATCTTGAACTTGAACAGAAGGCACCCCGCCGGGCAATTGTTGAAAAACTAATTGTCCGCATCCAAAAGAAAGAACGGGAAGAAATCTTTGCAGGTATCAAGGCAACCACCGGAAAACTGAACCTGTTTTAATGGGGCTTGAAACACAGCTTGAAACCAAGGTTGGCAAATATGCCAAAAGCAAAGGGTGCCTATCCTTCAAGTTTTCATCCCCTGCCAACCGAGGTGTCCCGGACCGCATCTTCATTGGGTCCAACGGGGTGGTCTTGTTCATGGAACTAAAAGCCCCCGGTAAGACCCCAACTGGGTTGCAGGAAAAGCATTTGAGAAAAATTAAAGAGAATGGCGGCAACGCTGTTTGGTCTGACAGTTTGGAAGACGCGAAAACTTACATTGATATTTATTGCACATGAAAAAACTTGTTACCTTTTACGAAGCGAAAACCGTCTTGCGCAAACTTCTGATCCCCAAGAATTGGAAGACCTTGACAAACAAGGACCGTCGGGAAGTCCGCCGCCTTGAGGGTTTGCGGGCACTCACGCGCGGGCAACGTGAACAAATTGCAAAAATTGAATCCACACTGTGAAGTTCACCCCACTGGAACACCAACACCTTGCCATTGATTGGTTGAAGGTTCGGGAAGTTGCCGCCTTGTTTGCCGGGATGGGTCTTGGCAAGTCTGCATCCGTCCTTGCCGCGTTTGATTGGCTTCTGAAAGACGGGCAGGGCAAAGGGCTTCTTATCATCGCCCCCTTGCGTGTGGCAACCCTTACTTGGCCCCATGAGGTTGAGAAGTGGTCTAATTTCCGGTATATGAAGGTCGTTTGCCTACGGACCAAAGAAGGGTTGAAAGCTTGGGAAGAAGGCACAGCGGACATTTATACTTTAAATTATGAATCACTCCCCAAGTTCTGCAAAAACCAACTCAAGGGGATGACCCCGGAAGACATGCCCGTTGACACTGTGGCTTGGGATGAATTGAGCAAAGCCAAGAACCCCGGAAGCAAGCGGGTCAACGGTTACAACCGCCCGGCAAAAGGACCAGATGGGGAACCACTGAAACGAATCAACCGCCTTGGCAATGAAGTCATTGTAAAAGAGCGGGTTCACGGTTTCCGGGACTTCCGGCACTTGTTCAAACGCCATTGGGGGTTGACCGGGACACCCTGCCCCAACTCTTACTTGGATTTGTTTGCCCAAATCCGGTTGCTTGATAATGGGGACCGCTTGGGGACCGCTTTTACCAATTTCCAAAAAGCTTACTTTGAACCGGACAATGCATATTCCCAATACCCCAAGTTTGTCATCCGCAAAGGGGCGGAAAAGTTCATTGAAGCACGGGTTGCGGACATTGCTTTGACCCTACGTTCAGAAGATTGGTTGGACATCCCGCCAACGGTCACGGAAGACATTGAAATCAAATTGCCCCCCGCCGGGCGGAAGGTTTACAAGGAACTTGAAAAAGAGTTTTTGACTCTGCTTGAAGACCAAGGGCTTGAAGTGGTTGCAGTCAATCAGGGGGCTTTGATTCAAAAGCTTCTTCAAGCAACGTCCGGTGCAATTTATGACGAGAATAAAAAGGTTGGGGTTGTCCATGACGCAAAAATCAAAGCACTGATTAAACTGCAAAAGGACATTGATGAACCCTTGCTTGTGGCAACCCAATTCACCCATGAACAAACCCGCATCCTTGCCGCCTGTCCGGGGGCTGAGTTGTTCAATGATGAAAGCTTGAAGCGTTGGCAGGGAGGCAAAATCAAGTTCTTGGTTGCACACCCACTTTCCATTGGTCACGGGGTTGACGGTCTTCAACATGGCGGGCGGTCCACTTGTTGGTTCACCCCCACTTGGTCAAATGAGTTGTATAACCAATGGAACGCCCGCCTTGCCCGGACCGGGCAGACAGAAGAAACCTTTGTTTACCGTCTGACTGTGCCCGGCACCTTTGATGACGCGGCACTTGAAGTGGTCCGGGAAAAAGGCAAAAATGAAAAAGGGTTCCTCGCTGCGATCAAAAACTTGCAGGAACTGAGCCGAGCGCGTTAGACAAGGGTTGCATCCGCAAAGAAAGGATCTTTTGCGATTATGTAAGCGTAAGCCTGTGAAGCAGGGCTTTTGCCAGACTCCTGAAGCACTGAGTCTGCAAAGTAGGTGTTAAAGTCCTCAACGCTTACATAGTAATTGCGTGTCGCCTGTGACACGTAGCCGGAGCCGTTGCTCTTTGCGGTCGCACTAACCCACGCCAGAATCCACAACCGGCAAACTTGCGCGTGATAATCAAACTCGGTGGCTTGTTTTATCGCCCAGTAATTAACGGCAACGCCGTTTTCGAGAGTGTGTGTTTTTTCTAATGCCATAATATCCTACCAGTTGAACGCCAAAGAGTTCAAACCGCAATAATCACCCGCCTCACCTACAAAGCGAAATGAAACTATGTCTGTTGAACTAAAAGTCACATTAACTACCACTGAAAAAGCACCACTGCCAGACCACTCGGAATCTTGTCCCGACTGATATTCTGCCCCCCCAGCACGCCCGGTTGCTATTGTGGCCCAACTGCCCCCGTTCACACTCTTTTGTATGGAGCCGTCAAGGCGGAGTGGTAAAAAGTCAACTCGCCCACTCCAAAAAGCTGACAAAGTCACTACTACACTTGTTTTAACCACTCTGTTAGCAGTATTTGCACCAACTGCGTCCCAACCGTAAATGTAAATCAAAGGAGAAGTATTACTATTAGCTGTAACACTACTAGCCACCACGGGCAAAGCTAGCTTTGTTATTGCGTCAGACCGTGCCAAATAGACACCGTCATCAACCAATATTATACCACTTTGGAATGCCCCTTCAATTGTTGCGGCACCGCGAATCTTGACATTGTTAAACTCTGCTTCACCTGTCCCCAAAACCTGAAAGCCCGAAGTGTCCGCAACAAAGTTGCTTGATTCGATGGAGCCACCAGAACCCGCAATTTTAATTTCCTGCCCTGTGATTGTTCCAGCGGTTATTTTCCCTGCTGTGACATTAGCGATCTTCGCGTCTGTTATTACCGCATCTGCAATGTTCGCCGTTTGCGTGATGATCTGATTTGCCCCTACTGAGTCGGCTTCCACCGCGCCCGCGCCGATGTCAATTGCCCTGATTAGTTTCTGTGCGTCAACCCAGTCCGTGCCATCCCAGCGGTAAATGCGGTTGTCATCATCTGTGTCAAACCAGATAGCCCCCAAGATACCAGGGTCTGAAGGTTCGGTAGGGCCAAAAAACGATTGGTTGTCTGGGGTTCTCGCCAGTGTGGTCCCCGAAAAGATAGATGCCCAAGATGAGTATATAATTGTGCCACTTGGGAGCACCCGCGCCGAGCGCACTCGGAAATAGCGGATTGCACCACCATCGAGGCCGGTGAGCGTGAAACTGTTTGTCTCAACTGTGGCTTGCACGGTCGGTGTGGCCCCGCCGGGGTCGGTCTCACTTATAAAAATTTCGTAATAGTCCGCGTCATCTTGCGCACCCCATGTGATAACAAGAGAGTCATACCCGGCTGTGACTGTGCCAGTCGGTAGAGAGAGTGCTGCAAAATAGTCGTCAGTAGTTTGTGACCCTGTGGCAACCCAAGGGCCTTGACCGAGCGCACTAACACCCGCAACGCGGACGTAAAACACACTAGCCCCTACCGGAATATCGGTGTAAGTCTGCCCGTAAATGGTCGCTACGGTCTGCCATGCCTCATTTGAGTCACCGACAAATGCTGTCGGATCTGTCGAAATCTGAATCACGTAATACTCTGCCTCAGCGTCACCAATCCAGATGACCCTGAAAAGATCCTCACCAAGTAGGGTAAGCGTGATCGAGGACACCACAGGCAATGCATTTGAGCCGATCAGAGATGGTGTGCCACCTGTGCCGGGAGTGGTCGCCCCACTGTCATTGTCATATACGCTTGGGTCATACTCAACCGCAGTGACTGCCACCGTGTCATCGTCGCCCGGTTCAAGGTGTGTGATCACACAATTTTTAGCAAATGACACGCCGCCGCCCAGCTCGTAAATAGGGCTGTGCGTAACTACATTAACGAATCCATCGCTGTCTCTTAGTGGTAGGATGTCCTCAACCGCCAAACTTGTGGCTGAGACCACCACGTTTGCCGCCGAACCCGCTGTGACTACATAAGGCCCGTAAATGGTGCCATCTATGCCACGCAAACGGATTGTGTATTCTTGGCCGTCAACAAAGGTGACATCGTTTGACAGCGTGATTGTGACATTGTCACTCGCGATGCCGAGCACGTCACCACCCATGTTTGCAGACAGGCCGAAAGTGTCATCTTCGACACGGATTAGGTCATTGTATGTGGCCAGAAAACCCTCAAGCCCTGTCCTAAAGGTAACTTCCCTGCGCCGTTTTTTACGGTCTGAGATGATTTTCATTCCATCAACAAATGCAAGATCGCGACTTGTGACACCTGCGAGTGTCATGGTGTCCGGGTTCTCGCTTGCCGAACCCGCAAGAGCGCATGTCACAACCTCTTGTTTCCAAGTTGTTGGGTTGCGATACTCAACCTCCAAAGAGTCAAATTCTTCCTCCTTGAAAAATGATGCCGAAGTTTTGAGCGTGCCAAAGACGATGTTTTCAGCGTTGAAAAGGTGTGTGACCTGTGTTTGTAAACGGTCAACAATGATGGTGATCAAGCCATTGTCGATCATGGGGACACCCCGCGCACAACTGGCAACCAGTTTCAAGGCTTCCCAAACGCTGGAACTCTTATCAATCACGTAGTCAAAAAACCTGCCTTCTGATGTCAGGACTTGGTCAAGCTCATAAAGAGCTGGCAAGTCTAAATAGTCATCTGACAAGTTGCCCCCATAGGGTGCGGTCAAGATGTCACAGAATGCCCAAACGATTGAGCGCGTCTCTGTTGCAGGTGCCCACCCCGCCGGAGACCAAGTGCGGAGTTTACGCCGATACTCGACATTGATCTTTCTTGCCGAGTTGTCATTGAGATTTGCGGTTGCCCGTGCGCGGACTGCAAGCATGGTTAGATCGCCATAGCTGCCAATGTTGGGAAGGAACGCCCTTGCGCTTTCCCAGATGGCGGTATCACCGACTTTGAAACTATCCGAAGCAGTATTTGTGCGTATGCCGCGCACCTTGTAACGCGCCGGGTTGACAGTCCCTGAGCGCGTGAACCGCTGTGGCGTCACTGTCGCCATTGTTTTTGAGATTGAAAAAAGCTCTGTCCATGCGGTCACATCTGCGCCCGTGTCGTCAATTTGTTTGTAGTCAAATCGAAGCGTTATCGTCGCATTATTTAGCCCACCCTTGTCATTTTGAGAATACAGCCCCCGGCTGAAAACAACATCAACGGCGATTGTGTCCGCAAGTGTGCCGGAGTCATTGACCACGACCTCAAAGCCGTCTGAATCAAAATCATCCTCATTGGTGCCATAGAGTTCGACGTTCCCAACCTCAGTGGAAGTTTGCACATTGTCGCGAAACAACGACACTGCACCGCCGGGTTGCACAATTTGCGTTTCGATGTCCTCAAACTCGCTTGCGAGTGTGTCCTCAATATTTATCGCATCAATGGTGCAACTACCTTGCCCAATTACAAAGAGCGAGTTTTGCCAAGAGTTGTTGTTTACATAGTAGTTATACGATTGCGCTGCGTAAGATGGCCAATGCCGGCCGTCACCATACGCACTTTCAATGGCCTCGCCCAGTTTGACCTGGTTGGTTTGGCCCCTGAGTGTATAGACTGAGTCAGCTTCAGAGCCTGCCGCCGGGTTAACTGGCAGAGCAGGTGTCAGCATCAATGACAGAGCAACGGAGACAATGGTGATCAAGACGGTAAAGATCAGCCATGAGAAACCACCTTCAACCGCCGGGAGCACTAAAATGATCGCTTTGGGGTTTATCGGATCGTCCCAGCCCGCCCGCAAAACTGCATCACTGTTTACGAAAACGATGAACGGCGCATCAAGGGCAAGCCCAGAAGCACCCAAAACTTTGTTGATAGTGGGCACCCCGGACACTGGCACACTATGGACAGTGTGCTCTTTGATTGGGTCAAATGGGTTTGTGACTTCGATTAGGTGCATCTTAATTTGTAAAATTTGACGTTTCGCCACTGCTGGCGGATTTTGTGCAGACTTTGGAGATTAGACCGCCCCGCGCTGTGCGAGCAATGCAAGACCTGCAAATCTCTGGTGGCGATAACACCCACATGACCCATTGTCCGCCCTGCCCCCATGAGCACAATTGCACCCTCAACAGGAGTCCCTAGTTCCTCCCAAACGCTCAAGTTTTCAGACTCAGATTGTGCAAGCTTGGTGACTGCTTTAATGCAGTTCACATCAACCACTTGTTCAGGCAGTTCGACCCCCAAAACGTGTTTGTAGTAGTGCCTTACCATCGTCCAACAGTTAAACGAGCCAGGCCCCACCCCGTCAGCCTCCCATTTTGTGCCTATGTAGTCGGTGATTTGCATTTAGCTATTTCCGAGGGATTTGAACCGCCCACGGGTGTAGTTTTGAGTTAGAAATTTCAGATTTACAATGTCAGCAAATGCCGCCCGCGCTGTGACCGTTTGGGCTGTTATCTGCGCATCCGAAAGAGTCAAAGCGAGTGGTGTATTTTGCGGTGTGGTGAGATCCGAAGCCAGATAAATCCTGTATTTCAAAATGACTTTGCTGTTTTGGTAAAGCACCGAGTCAATAAACTCCGAAATCCTAGCATCAACATTGTCGATTTCAAAGCCAAGCTCACCTACACCATCGACGTTCTGACTAGGCAAAGCCAGCTTGAAACCTACTGGCTCGAAAGTGTGCTCTGTGTCATCCTCAAGAGTCATCACGTAAGCGACTGGGGCATTGACTAAATAGAAATCTTGGGACGTTCCAGCGTGGGAAATGTGGAGCGTATGGAGTAATACCGTACTCGGCTTCGCGCCTGCCCATGCCTCTTTCATTGCCTGTGTTACATTGTTATTCATTCGGATTTTTTGGTTTCACTGGGATTTCTAACTCTGCGAGTGGGTTTTCCGATTTGGCCGCATGATAAGCCGCCCGCTGCTCAAACCATCTTGACATCATTTTGCACCACTTGGCAAGAGCAAGGTGCGCTTGCGGATTCCCAACTTGTTTTGTTGTCATTGCATAAAAAAGCCCCTGCAAGGCATAGACCCAAGCAGAGGCTTTGTAAATTACAAATCTACTTCTAGTTGTAAATCGAAGAGTCTATCGAAGGTGTCTCGGTGCGCTTGACTGCTCTTTTGAGTTCATCCGCCGCACCCGTGACCGCAAATACAAGGTCAAGCCCCTGATCGACTACTTTCACAACCCGCTTGCCTTGCTCTTTGTCTGGTAGCACTTCTGCGACATTGTAAATGCCATCAATCAACCTGCCCGCGCCATCTAACGCCGCATCTTTACGACTTATCTGTTTGAGTTTAAAGGCTCGGTAGCCAACCAAGCCGATACCGAGCAACGCATTTAAAACCACACTGACAGTAGACCCCACGCCCGGAGAGACAACCCCCGGCACATTGGCCGCCACTTGAGCCACTGAGTTAATTTGCACATCTGTGGGGGTTGTCGATTGCCTAGCGATTGCAAAGGCCACGCCCGGTGCACTGTAGCTTGCCGGGAACTGGGATTCAAAGCGAGCTGTAAGAAAAGCTTCTGCGTCCTGCTGCCCCAGCTTTGCGATTTGCTTTGTCTGTTCTCGGTCAAAGGTCAGCACGTTCCCAAACTCATCCGAAACGGTGTATTCACCGCCCGTCTCGGTGTAGGCATAGCCAGTGATGTCCTCAATGTCACAGCCAGTGAATGCCACGGCTGCAAAAGCAAGGATGGCGGTCAGAAGTATATTTTTCATTTTCATCTCTTTTTGGGTTTGGGTTTTGGTTTACCTTTCGGTTTTGTTTTGCATTTCAGAGTTTACATTTGAGGGATTTTTAATGCGTTTGGCTAGCGGGGGGTTTTTGCAATCTCCACCGTTAGATTTATGACTGCATCAGTCAGTTTTTCGGTGGCCTTTTTCCCGTCCGCTTGCGTTTGCAGGATCGCGTCAATCGTCGCGTCCTGGCGCGTGTCAGCCGTGCTGCTCGCCTGCACGGCTTTTTTGAGGTCGCGGGCTTCGGTGCCTGCGTAGATTGAGACCATGCCGCAAAACAGCAGAGTCCCAACTAGCAGTAAGCTCGCGTATTTGTTCGGGATTTGGGTCGTGTCGGATTGGTTTGGCATTGTGTTTGTTTTTGTGTTTGTTAGATATTGGTTGACCCTTTTTAGGTTTTGGGAGTGTTAGATAGCTGCCAGTTCCTCGGCTGTGGTTGCTGCTTCAACTGCTGTGAGTTTTGCACCCTCCACTGCAAAGGCTGTAACTTTACGCACGACACCTTCGTTTAGTGCCAGAGCAAACTGCTCGCGTGTCAGGTCGCGGCGAACACCATCAGCGCACTTGTAACCTGAGAAGACTTCCAACGGGTCAAGCATCTGAAGTATCATCTGGATGTCGATTTGCGTCTGAATGTCGGTGTGAAACGGGACTCCAAAGCTTGTCATTAAATCACCTTGCCAAGCGGCATCACGCTCTTGCTTTAATTGTCGAATCTTTGCTGCTTTGAGTTCTTCCAGTGTTGGCTGGAATGAAGCTGCACCCGCATCAATTTCAGCCTGCGTTATCACGCGGTCAATCAGCGTGGGCTCTCCGTCCTCAGCTTCGGGGGGGACGCTATAGGAGAGCGTGTGCGTCTCCTGATCCCATGCTAGTAGCGTTGCGTCGTCCTCGGGGGCGAATGGCAACGGCGCGGTAAACACCTGTGTAGGGTGTCCCTTGCTGTAGATTAGGTGATTAAGATTTGCTGATACGATTTGCATTATAGGTTGCCTCCACGTTGGGTGAGTATTGTTAGGTCAAAATCGGACTGAGTGGTCGCTGTGATCGTGACTAAATCCTGATGAGTTGTGCCGTCGGAGCGCTGGATGATGTCAGTCCCGCCGCTCACTTCGATGTGGATTTCGCGGTAGCTTAAATTTTGCTCTACGGTCGAGTCCACGGGTATGTAGCGATTATCGACGATGACCCCTGTGATGATGGTGTAAGGACTGAGCGTAATAACGTCCCCGAACGGAAATGAATCTGCGGAACCATCGACGTTAATGACGCGGATATTGCCAAAGTCTCGCGGTGCTAGGTGCCCGTCGGTCAGGCTGGCAAGCGCATCGTAGCGATTAGTTGATAGATCGCGGTGCTGTGCGCCGTTGCCCTCTGTTAGTGGCAATGATGCAACCGCGCCTAATCTCGTTACTTCAATCGCGGTTATCGCAAAAGCACCACCCTCAGTCAGCCCACGGATATTGATTACACCATCAGTCCCACTAGATACAACTCCTTCAAAAACCGTCTCACCATCAGTCAGTGTAAATGTGTCAATCGCACTATTTCCAACAAATAGACCAACAGATGCGTTCTGGATACAGGCCAGACGCACGGTGCCTCCGCTGCTAGTAATCACCAATCGGACAGATTGACCTGCTACTAGCCCAACGGAGCGGAGCAGTGAACTGTCGCTGTCCGCTTTATAGTTCCATGCGTTGTCGCTAAAAGTAAAGTCGTTGTTTGAAGAAGAAAAAGAATCGCCGTTGACTGTAAAGTCGCTAGAATAAATTAAACTACCCCATTGATTAACAGGATTTTGAGCCAACCAACTCGGCACCCCGTATGTTGTAATCGCGGCAATCTGCGTGCCTGTTAGCGAGGTATTATACAGAGCCATGCCTGAGATGATCGCGCCTGCTGCGACAGTCGATACCGTATCAAGATTAACATCGCCAAATAGCACTTGGCTGGCTCCTGTGGACACGCCGTTTACGTAAACACTCAGGGCAGTGCCTGTGCGGGTGAGTGCCACCTTGGCACGGCCTGCGATGGTCGCGGTGTAGGTGCGAGTTGTCGCGCCAAGGGTGACAGAGATGTCGCCCGCATTGACCTCGATAGTGGTATCTGTGCCGCTGATACGGATGCCAGTGGATGCTGTAACTACGAGGGCAAAGTCGTCCGTGATCGTGGGCAGTGTGCTGATGTCGATAGTGTCAGCGACTTGCAGGGCCTTACCGGCGGCAGATGCTTTTGTTACCAAAGCTGATTGTGCCGCTGCTTGCGCCGCAACTGCGCCAGTTTCAGCGGTCTCAGCGTTGGTCTCTGCAAGCTCCGCCGCCGTCTTTGCGGTCTCAGCGTTGGTCTCTGCAAGCTCCGCCGCCGTCTTTGCGGTCTCCGCGTCAGCTACAACATCAGATAAGTCAAACAAAACTTCGTAGTTTACCGAGTCTGCCGCAAAAGTGGTTGACGTAAAACTTGTTGTCACCCGGTAGGCTATGTAGCCATTTTTAAAAGTGTGGCCGAGCACATAAACAGTGCCACCCGGTGTGTATTCACCTTGCCAAAGGAAAGTCTGGGCAAGAAATTTGCGGATTGATGGCACAGCTACTGAGTCAGTGGTTGTGTATTCCGCCGAAGCGTCCCCGTTGACCCAATCCGCCACCCTTGCTTCGTTGGCCTCTAAGAGTGTTACAACCGATTGAACTGTTTCGAGTAAAGTAGGCATCTGTTTTATTGGTTTTCGAGTAGTTGAAAATTTGTTGGTAGAGTCACATTTATAAACTGATTGAGAGGGTCGCCTGTTGCAAGCATTTCTTCAAAAGTGTCACCGTAGTGCTGAAACAGTTCGACAGCTTCAGCGGAAAGGTATTTTTGAGCGAGACAAAGCACTTTTAAGCTCACTTTAAAGTAACCTACCCCAAAATGGGTCACTTTAATGTCGCCCATTGGAGTGACTTCGTAATTTTGGTAGCTGTCTGCATCAAGGAGCAAATCAGTAAGGAAGTTTTCGGCCCCATTGTTGAGCGTGTATGAATACCAGCTTTGGAAAAAGTCTAGCTCACGCTGCGAAAACTCCCACTGCAAAGAGACCTCCCGGCGCAGGTCGTTGTAAGCATTGCGCCGCCGTGTCTTGCCGGATTGAAATTTTGTAGTAATCGCACCATCTTCCTTCGTGAATGAGTATCGAGCGGACGGTTTCGGGAGCTGCGCCGGGTATGTGATTGTAGTAGTCATTGTTTATGCCCTGCGCCTGTCATACTGTTTCAAGGCTCTGTTTGTGCTACCCTGCCCGGTCATTATGCTGTTGTCCACCCTAGACACTGCCCGGTTTACCGCAATGTTGATGATTTGTTCATTGTCCGTTTCGGACTCTTGGACCTCAACCGCACCACCCCCAAAATTCTCAATGTTAATGACTGCCGGCTTTGCAGCGCCACCTTGCGAGCTACCACTTGCCATGTTGAGCAGTTGTTTTTGCTGTGAGAAGTTCAAAATCATTTCCCCACTGTTCACGTTTGCTGTCACACCATCGCCGTTAAAGTTGCCACCCGGCACTATGCCACCCTCTGCGAAGCTGCCGATTGCCGTGCCTGCCATTACACCGACTGAAGCGTAACCGAGGGCGCGAATCGCCGTTGAAGCCGCAATCTTACCAAAGAAAGTGGGGTTTGTCGGATCCGCCGCCGCTTGTCTTGCCGCAAGCTCTGTGCTTAAAATAGCCTGTGCAATCTGAATCCCTTTGGTAACTGCAAACAGTGCCTTTTGAGCGTTTGAGCCCTCTTCAGCTAAACCTTGCAAATCAGATGTAAGGCTCCCCGCGCTACTCAAAATTGCTATGTTTTGATTTGCCATTGCGGATTGCGTCGCAAGTGCCTCTTTCTTTTTGAGAGCTTCGAGGTCTTTGGTCTGCTTTTCCTCAAGTGCTTTCTCAAGCTCCAAATATTTCTCCTTAGTCAGGTGTTGGTTTTCAAGGGACTCTTCCAAAAGTTCAAGGTCACGGTCATACTTATCTGTAATCTGCAATTCTTGCTCAAGAAACCCTTCCTCTCTGATTGTATATTCTGCGTCAAGTTCTGCTTGTAGCCGAGTCAGTGCTGGGCTTTCTTGTGCGCTGTCAAAAAGTGCTAAATCACGCTCTGATTTTAGGAGTGCTAAAGTCTCTGTTCCTTTGGCATAGACCGCCTGCGCCTCTTCTTCTCTTAGCTTGAGCGTTTTTAAGTATTCCGGTGTATCCTCAGTTTGGTCACCTGCTAAAATGTCTGCTCTTGCCTCTGTGATATTTGCAAGTTCTTGATTGGTGGCTTCCATCGTGGCGGTGACGATTCCCCGCCGCGCTTGGTAACTGTGCTCAATTGCGTCTTCTTCATTGAGCAATGACGTTTTGATTTTCTCAAAAGCCTTAGTCATGCCATCCGTCGGGCCACCGAGGTCACCTGAGTTCATAAACTGCTCTAACCTGTCGTCACTAACCCCATTTGCTTCTCTTTGTTTTGTAATCTCAGTTTCCAACAGGAGAATCTTTGCTTGAATAGAAGCTTTTTCAACAGCAAGAGATGACAGTTCTGACTCGCTGGCTTTTTTGCGCACCGCAAACTCAGATACTCTTTCTCCTCTTAGCCTTGTCAGCCCTTTTAGCGCCGATTCCCTTGCCTCAACAGTGTCCAGCGCGTTTTGTTGTCTCGCTAAATCTATCTCAGCCTTTGAAAACTTCTCGATCTCTTCGCGCAAACTACGGAATGAACGGTTAGTGGACGCAAAAGCCCGGTCCATTGTATCCAAATTTCCCATACTCTCAGAGACTGCATCAAAAGAAGCCACAATTTCCCTCAGCGGCCTTGTCTCTTCACCAGACATTGACCTCACTTTTTCCTCAAGCATTTCGAGGAAAGAAATCCCTTTTAAAACCACTGTCTCGATAGCGTCCCCAATTGGGCTGTCTGTGGATATGGTCAGCCACAATTTGTCCCAAGAGTCTGCCATGTTCGACAAAGCACCATCTAACGTGCCCATTCGTGCTTCCATAGCCCCGGCAAAGTTATTTGCCGAAAGATCATTCATGTAACCCTGAATCTCTTGAGCATTGAAACCGACCGTTGTGGTGATACCTCTGAAAGTAAAACGCACCTCGTCACCGATCTTTTTTGAGACAATACCAAACTGTTTAAGACTCTCAAACTCGCCTGTGGTCGCCTGCCCAATCGCGCGGGTCGCATCAAGGATGTTGCGCCCGAATGCCGAAGCGAAATTGCCTATATTGGTCAAAGACTCTTCAGACGGGTCAAGACCCCGGTTGACTAGTTGCACGAACGCCTCTGTCACCTCACCGAGTTGGAAGGGGGTTTCAGTGGCGAAATCTTGGATTGCGCCGAATGCAATTGCAGCATTTTCAGCCGATCCTGTCGAAGTGATCAACTGAGCATTTAGGATGTCAAACTCTCTGGTGATGCTCACCAGCTTTTTGAGCGCCGCCGTTGCCGAGATGACCGCAAGTAAAGGAGCGATCAGAGATTTAAAAGCACCTACTACACCGTCTGTTGCTTTTTCGGTCTTCTTTGACGCGCCTGTCAGTCCGTCAAGCTCCTTAGAAGCTTTCCCGACTTGCTTGCTCTCCACTTTTAAAACTAGGCTAGTTACATCTTCCATTTACCGACATAAAGACGCCATTGAGCATAGAAAGCAACTCTGTATCATAGCCGCTCAACTGCACCCCTTTAAGCCGTGCCCAAGCGTCAACCTCTGCCCAACTGTAAGACCCCCCGGAGCGGATTTCGACAAACCAACCCCACACATGAGCGAGGTATTCCGGGCACTCCGGCTGATCCTGCAACTCTGTCGGTATCACACCTGTCTGTTTATAGGCTTTGAGCAGGTGTGTCTTTTTTGATCCTTTGGCCCCTTCAATGGGCAGACTAAGCTCTATTTCGCTTCTTGCGAAACTTTCGAGTTTGTCTGCCCCATCCCGAAAAAAAGCCGTCTGTCTGCAATAAAAGTGTCAACTATGTTTGCGATTTGTGGCGCCGCCTCAAGAAATTTTAGTTTCTCGGCTTCGGTGCATTCGGCTTCAAAAGACCAAGCGGAGATGCAGGCCGATAAGACTCGGTTTTTCCACTCTTCTTGCTTGCCATTCACAAACACAAACCGGGCTTCTTTGTCTTCGATCTTGTCCGCTTCCGCTTGGATACCTTGGAGTGCTTGGCGCATCCGTGCAGTTGCAAGCGTGTATGCCCCTGAGTCAACACCGAGCAGTTTCAGCCAGTGTTTTGATTTGGCTCCCGTGGGTAAATACAAAGGCACTTCGACACCCTCATTGGCTTTGTCGCGTGTAAAAAATTCGTTCATTTCATTCATGCTGCAAACAAAGAACGTTTTTCATCCGCATTGCAACAGAAAAAACCCCACTACTGAGCAATCAGTAGTGGGGTTCCCCCTATCATCTCACCCCTGAGAAGAGTTTTAAGAAGCGTTTGCGCGTGTGATCACAATATTGGACAAATCCGAAACTTTGTAAAGCGCTTGTATTGGCAGAGTGAGAACGATTGACCCCTCGCCTGAAACATCTGGTTGTCCACCATTGTATTTGATACGAGGCAAATTGATTTCATAAGTATTGCCCGCTGGGTCTTCCAGAGTCACAACCAGAGCGGACTCGGTCTCATTGACAAATTTATCAAACAATGCCGCATTTTGAAAAACCGCCGTAATGGAGCCATTGAGTGTGCAACGCCCAATCGATGGCAAAGAGGTCTCGTCACTGCCGATGTGGTAGATAGGTGCCAGGCCGTTTGCCAGAGTCAGGTCAATTGCTGTGACTACTGAGGTTGCTGTGCCACCCTCAGTAATTGACCCTGTGAAGCCGTCAAAAGGGGCTGTTGTGGTTGGGTCTGTAAAAGTAGGAGTCCCCAGCGTGGAAAGATCCCCTAAGAGAGTCAGACCCTTGCCAAGTGTCCCAAAAGATCCAGTCACAAGACCTGTAACAGGGATATTTAGATTTAGCGTGTTGAGTTCAATGCCGCTAAACAGGTGATAGGGTTTGTCACCAGAAGCTTGGTCTGTGAAATGGCGAAGCATCGAGAACGAGCGACGAGTGACACCTGCTTTCAAAACATTGGTTGACCATGTGCCGAGCAAGACCGCCTCAAGCAACGTGTCAAATGAGCCATAAGAAAGCTCAAAATTGATGTCACCACCGACTGCTTTGACACCGTGCCGGGAGTCACGAATTTGTCGGTCTGAGTGTAGCTCTTCGGAAATAGTGCCTTCTTTGGTGAGCGCAAGGGTTGTGCCTGTGTGCCGAATGTCAACAAACTCGGGATCTGAGCTCGGCGTGGTGCCGTAAGTGGACTCTGCGAGAAGGAAAAGATTATGACGTGCTGAATCAGACATATTGTGTTTTGGTTAGATATTGGCTCTTTGTAAATCGGAACGGAAAGCAACAGTTAACGACTTCCTGAACCAGTTGTCAACATTTCTACCCTGCCCCCACCCGGCTGAAATTACTGCGACCTTTTGGCCTGATTGTGTGAAAGTCTTGCCTGCAACGAACGTTTGCCGGGAAGCGTCAAGCCAAGGTCTCATTGACCCGCCCCCGGTCCCTTGTGGCACGTTCAAATCAATCTGCAAGAACCCTGTCATTCTGTCATCACCTTGTGTGCCAAGTGTGAGCACATCCGGCACATTAGGCACAAAGAAAACGCTTGCCCACTTGGATTTTCCCGCTGGGTCAAAAATGCTGTTTTCCCAGTTGATTGCACCCGTGAAGCCGTTGGCATCAAGAAAGCTCTTGGCCGCTGTCAAAAGTGCTTTTTCTACGTCTGTATCAGCCATTGAATTTTTTCAGGTTTTGGGAAATCCGGATAAAGTTTTTGCGGACCATGCCTTTGGGGGCTTTGGTGTGACTCCATCCGTCATATTCGATTTTATATGCGTATGGCAAATTGTTAGACATAAAGACCGTTTGGTCAACTGTCGGTTTACCCTCCAAAACCAGCCTTTCAACTGCTTTGACCTTTCCGATGGACACCGGCCCGCTTGGGCTTTTTACTTCTTTGCTTGATTTTGACTCAACACCCGCTGAAGTTTTCACAAAGTCAACTGTGCCAGAAGGTGCACCACTTGAAGAAACTTGCCAGTTACCGCGCAAGCGCCCTTCCGCAACTGGGGTATCTAGTATAACCGAAGAAAAGAGTTCAAAAATAACCGCCCGCCGCAATTGGTCAAACTCCTTAATCGCCTTGTCAGCCCATTTGTTCACATCTGCTGCAAAACTACTCATTACTTTTTACTGGTTTTGGGTAAGTTTAAAACTCTGTGGGAGAGCCACATTAACAAACTGGTTTAGCGGATCTCCCGCTGCAAACATTTGTTCCAGCGTGTCACCGTAATGCTCAAAAAGTTCGAGGGATTCACCCGAGAACGCACTCATGGGATCTGGGTTGCGCCCCCCTAACATGCACCCACAAATAAACATTACCGCAGTCCCTGCCGGATTCAATGGCATCACCCCACCTTGACCGGGACCACTGCCAATTTCCCAAAGCTTGCCTTCATGCAAAATGCAGTTGCCCGGCTCTGGTGCAAAAGCAAGACCACTTGCCGCAACCAAGAAAACCCGCGCTTTGCCAGTCGCCAGTGACTCCTTAAAGGTGTCATCAAATCGTATCAGTGAATCAACCGAAGGCACTGTCACAAGGGTTGCCACAGTCTTTGAGTAGTCATCTGTGACTAATCCGGTGACACCATCAATTACACCATTGTAGGCACGAATCTCTCCGACCGCGCCGAAGTTGGCAATCAGTCTTTTGGCGGTTGCCGCCGCTTGTGTGTAATTAAAAGCCATGATTTAAGCCCGGTCAACAATGAGTTGCCCACCTTCATTTTCAAAAAATGGGGCGATTAAATCCATTGCCTGATTAAATTGTGGCGTCACTGATCCTGAGCCGCGCTCTGCATACTGAACTTGCAGGGGTCCTACCTTCTCATTGATAACCTCTTGCCCTGTGCCATCCGGGCGAAGCTCTGAGGTATGGGCAGACACCGCAAACCTCATTTGTGCTTCCTTGACGCGCTCCGGGATTTCGTCAAACGCGATGTAGTCAACATTGTTGAAGATTAACACCCGGACACGCGGAAAAGGCATACGCTGGTTTTGCTCCGTGCGCAGTCCTTGGAATTTGTTCTCAAGCCCAAGGATGAAATCACAGGCTTTGATCAACAGCTTTTCAACATCCGCTGTGACCGATGGGAAACTAAACCCCCGGTCCCCTGCATACGTGATTGCTTCCGCTGCCGTCACAAAGGAATTAGAGTCTGTTTTGCCTGTCCCGTCTTCAATTACAAGTGCCATGTGGACAACAAAAAGCCTTGCCCCATAGAAAGGCAAGGCTTTTGAAAATCACTGAAACCGGGCTTTACATCAAACCTTCAGCACTTGTGATGTTGTCCACCAAAGTTTGAAGGTCTGCTTTCTTGGCATTTGCCGCGTATTCAATGCCCGCATCATCAAGGGTTGCTTTCAGTTCCTTTACAGATGAACCCTTTGGGGTTGTGCCTGTTTCGTCTTCTTGGGGTTCTTCATTTGTAGCAATCTTTGGCCCACCTTCAGGGCTGAAAGCTTCAATCTCTTCGAAGCCCCGGTCTCGACGTTTGACACAGTCAAGCTGCTTTGGTGTCAGTTCAATTTCTGAACCTTCTGAGTGATAGCCGCCCGCGAAATACCCGGATTTTGTTACCTTAATTTTTGTATTCATAATTTCAATTCTCTGTGAGTTGGTATAAAAAATGCCCCCTGAATCAACAGGGGGCGTTTGTAAATGTCAAACGTTTAGCGTTTAGAGTTAGCCAAGCAGACCTGCGACAAATTCGGACTTCCAAACTTTACCACCATAGAAGGCATTCACTTCAATCTTGTTCATGCCGTAACCCTTATACATGCGGAATTCAAACGGAATTCCTGTAAGTGGATCCACAATCATCATCACATCACTTGCGCTGTCACCACCTTCAGGTTGTGCCGGGGCGCGGGCGGCAAACTCAATTGCGGATTGGTGAAAAGCAACATTGCCTGTGTAATCACCACCAATGGTGCCTTCAACTGTGTCCGCAACTGCTTCACGAAGTCCGTTGCGGTTTAGTGTGATGTTACCGGAAGCGGCACCCGAAGCGGTTGCACTGTTGACAACATATTTGTTGGTATCACCCGCAAAGGTAACAACGTCACCCGCAAGGATTGTGCCCTCGTCTGAACCATCAACTGCAATCACTGTGTCACCAATTGCCGCCGCACCTGCTGCGTCAAATCCGGTTGCTGTGCCCGCTGTGTGTGTTTGGATTCCTGCCGATTCTTTAAGCAAGAAGCCTGTGAGGGAACCAAGCGCACCTTGACGGAGCAAATCAGAACTGCCCGCCTCATTGACCTTCTGAAGCTGTGCAATGGAAAGCAGACTTGCACCCGCTACTGTATCAAACACACAGGACAATTGACCACCATCTGTTGGGGCACCGTTGTCCTTTAGAACCTTGCGAAGTTGGGCAAGTGCATTGATGTTGGTTGCAAACGGGTTTGTGTCCGCTGTGCCGAAGTAACGAGAAGCCCCACGGTAAGCAATGCCCGCCATATAAGCTTCCATTTCGTTAATCATGGAACGGATAATTTGCGCAAACTCGTCTTCAACCCATTTGCCATACATGGCAATGTTCTGAAGCTTCTTGGTGTTTTCGCCTGTCAACGGAAGTTCCTTGCCCACGTATTCCGTAAGGTTGAATTCGTCCATGACGTTGACTTTATCACCACTGGAAGGGACAACCATGCCGGGGGTGTAAGTTGCTTTGTCAATTGCTTCAGTTGTGCGCAAGGACTGAACCTTGTCACCCTGTGCCGCAATAGTGACACCGGAAGAATTGACGATACAAGAGGGAATTACCCCCGTAAGTTCGCGTGCAACCCGGTCCATAGAACGGTAAAGGATTGGTGCAAGATTTGTGAATGTGACTGCATTTGCCATAATGATATAATTTATTTGGTTTTAAAAGGATAACCCGGTTTAATCATCAACCACTTCACCCCCGGCAACAGAAAATGTTGACCGTTCAGTTTGTGACAATGCATCAAATTCGGACCGTGTAACTTGTTTTGTGGCACCGCCACCCTTACCATCAAGATCGGGGTTGGCACCGCCACCCTTTCCTTTAGATGCTTTGATGATGCTGGAATAATCCTTATTTTCAAGGATTTCTTTTTGCATTTCAGTAACGGACTTTGCGGACTGTTTACCATCCGTGTCCAATGCGCGAATGACCGCCTTCCCGCCAACCTCTTCAACGGTCATGCGTTTCAAAATTGTGTCCTTCATAATGCCTGGCACTGTGAAGTGTTCATTGGCAAACTTGGTTGCTTCCGCATCAAGCAAAGACTTATGGGATTCCACCTTGAACGCTTGGACCTGTTCCTCACTTTCCTTTTGAATCCGGGCAACTTCCGTTTCATGGGATTCCCGAAGTTCCTGCATTTTCTTTGCATTGCCCTTGTTTGCTTCAAGGTCTGTCAAAAGTTTTGCTTCCCGCTTTTCAACTTCAAGCGTTTTGGCTTCTGCATTCTTCAAATGCTTTTCTGATTCTGCCCATTTGCCTTTTGGGACAAACGCTTCTTCATGCCCTTCAAGGGTCAAAGTTGCGGTCCCGTCTGCAAGGGTGTATTCTGCTTTTGTTTCGTCACTGAGTACGTTAAATTCTTCTTCTGTGAGGATGTATTTCATTATTTTTATTTTGGTTGTGGAGGCACCGCCCCCGGTTAGACATCAATAAAACGGTTTTTATTCAGTTTTTGCAAGAAAGATATTGACAGCTAAACGAAAAACGTTTTTCATTCAGTTATGGGGAATAAATTCTTTAGATTCACAAAGGTTGGTTCTGACATCATTTTGCTTGTTGGTGCAACTGGGGCGGAAATGGACTATTTGCACCGGAAGGGTTTTTCAACGTTCCGCCGCAACAAAACAGTCTTCAACCCCGGTGGTCCCTTTGCTGTGGACACACTGCTTTTGAATGAATTGACCCAATTGGGGTTTTCGTTCACACTTTCACCATGATAATTTTCAAATATAAAAATGTTGTTGGTCAAACTGCCACCATTGCCCATGCAAATGGGGTTTTTCAAATGGATGACTTTGACCGGGCTGAAGTTGAAACCGCTGCTTCAAAACACCAAGAAGGGGGCTACCCCACCGCTTGGCATTTTGTGCAAGCTGTTTGTGGTTCATTGGGCGGGGAAATGATAACCCCGGAACCTGTGGGTTATGAAGACCCGGCTTCTTTTTTGGTCCACTAAAACCCCCGGAGGATTGAAAGGATAAATTCAAACCCTTCCGGGTCCATCTGTGCAAACCCAATTGGGTCATTGAAAAGACGCTCAGTTCCCATTGTCAAAACTTCCGTTGCCCTTCGGTTTTCAACAGAAAACCGCCTTTTACCTCTATATTTTGTTCGGTCAAGGTCATACTCTTTGCCCGCGTATTGGCTCCAACCTTTTTCTTTCCAATGGTCTTCATATGCCCATTCATTTGCATCAAAATCTGTGTTGCCTGTGATCTTAGAAAGCTTTTGTGCCACATCCCCCGGCATTCTGTTTTCCCTAAACTCTTTCACCCTTGCTGAAATGTCCGGGTGTTTAATTTCAATGTCATGGATTATTTCATGGATGTGGACGCTTGTCCCCGCGTCACTTCTGACATTTGCCGTTTTTGTAAGCCAGTTATAATCTGAACGCTTGTTCAGCTTGTTTATTGAAACAGTGGGCACAAGTTTTGGGACCACCATTTTCCCAACAAATTCTGCCGCAACAACGTTGTCACTTCCAAACTTTCCTGAATATGTGCCTAAGTTTGTAACAACTTTATTGTGCGGTGTGTGCAATTCTTTTGGCAGGAACAACGCTTCATGTGCTTCTTTCCTCATTTCACCATCTAATTCATAACCCCTGTGGCGTGTGGCTTTGAAGTCACCGTCCAGAAAGTCCAATTGTTCTTGTTCTGTTTTTAAGGAATTCAACGTCACCATGTTCGCTTCTTGTTCTGCTTCGTTGGCAATCCGCAAGCCATCATATTTTTCACGCAATGCCAATACATCCTGTTTTGTCTGTTGTGGCGTTGTCACCTTGACCGCCGGAGCCTTGACCACAGGGGCAGGGGCACCCCCACCAAAGGCTTTCTTGAATGCTTCCGGTTCTTGCAACTTCATTTCATCCAAGGAAAGGGGGTTGAAGTTCTTGTCTAAGCTCAGGTCTTTAAACTGCTTGGGGGACAGACCGCCATTCCTGAACAGTCCAGCCCGCGATTTGCCAAGTGCCTTGTCTTGAAATCCCGCGTCTTGGTCTTTTAACCAATCATAATAGCTTTTCTTTGCATCAACCGGGCCAAACTCAGTTGAGCGGGTCCGCCCTTCAGAAAGGAAATCAAACTTGGGGTTCATTACCGCAATGGTGGTTGACCTGCAATTCACATGGATTGGGGGCACTGGGCCCGCATCAATGACGTATTGTTCCCCATCAAGCCCTTTACATATGTTTGATGTCTTGGAATCCAACGTTGAAACCCATTGATATTTTTCAACAATGTCCTTGTTGGCTTTCCAAGTTGCCATTCTGCCCACACTGGCAACGTGTTGGACAGATGTTTGAATCACTGCTTTTGCATTCCGCCGGGACACTTCAAGAATCCCATCTTTGTATCTGTTCGCCTTGGTCCCAATAATAGACTTCACAATTTGTTGGTTGGTCCGCCCTTGGAAGAACCCTTGCCGGACAGTGTTGGCCACCCGGCTTGTTTCCCCGTCTGCAAGCTTGCCAATGAAATCATTCATGGTTTCCCCGGAATGTGACATTGCTTGTGTTGTTGCCAACCTGAACGCTTGCTTGGGGGTTGCTGAGGCTACCTTGACCCCACCTGTAAGGCTTGAAGCAATGTCAATGCCTTCCATCGAAGCATATACCCCGGCAACCTGCTCAAGCTGTGGTGTGAAAAGCTGGATTTGCTTTGTGTAAATATTGTGAACCCGTGTTTTGTATGTCCCCAACAAGCGGTTGACTGTTTGTTTGTTCAGGTCTGTCAGTTCCCCCACCTTGGCAAGTTCAGACCGGACAGTTGCGGAAATGTCCGCAAACACCTTGTTGAAGTCCCGGACTTGCCCGGACTTCAATTGTTCAAGTGTGACTTGCCGCCGGATTGCTAAATCAAGAAGTGCTTTGTTGATTGGCATTAGATAACAGGTTCAACCGGGATGATGTTGTCTTCCATCTTGGATTTGGCGGTTTTGTCATCTTCTGTGGCAACACCCGCTTTGCGTAACTGTGTCCGGGCTTCATCAAAGGTGATAAGACCACCTTGCCACTCTGCAACGATTTGTGCGCGTTCCTGTGGGCTTGCCATTGCCGCCGCAAAATCTGAATTTAATTCAAAGATGATGGTTTTGGGGTCCACGTCTGCAACGAACCGGGAAGCATGGAAAAGGGCTTTGCGGTATGCAGCGGATACATTCTTTGCAGCACTGGACAAGACAGAAGATTCACTTGATTCTTCAATCAATGCTTCTGTTGCTGTCCCCTTGGTTGCCATTGGTTCAATCAGCTTGGCACCCAATGCCTTCATTTGTTCTTCTTTGTGCTTCATTGCTTCCGCTGCAATCCCGTTGGCTTCTGTGTGAAGCAACTTGGCATCCGCGTCCTTGGGCAATGGGATTGCAGACCGGGACCCAAGCTTGACCCCATCTTTGAAGTTTTTGTCCACCCATTCTTGTTGAAGCCCGGTCAAAACCAATGTGTCCTGTCCGGTAATAAAGACCCCTTCTTCATAATCCGCTGAATTGCGATAATGTGCCACATTCAGGTTGGCAAGGTCAAGCAAAGGGGCTTTGTCAATACATGGTTCATTGTTCACAGCCCCCACAAATTCAAATGGGATTCTGTCAAGGGGTTGCCCCCTGTGGTCCTGAAGGACAACCGGGAAACCTTCAACAATTGCGAAGTCTTCCCCATCAATGGGTTTTTCAAGCTTTTTCCACAGTGTCACCACCGCCGCAAATTGGGTGTTTTCCTCATTCACTGGCATCAAGCGTATTTCCCGCCAACGGGGTTCTTTCTTAAATTCAAAACCGTCATCTTCAACAATAGTGGATTCTTCAATCACAACCAAGGAAAGCAGGGTTTCACCACCAACCGCAGTCACACGCCAATTGATGATTTGTTCCGGTTGAATGAGAATCACACGCGGGCGGATTCGTAAAGTTTCAATGTCTTCCTTGGTGGTTGCATCCCCAGTTGCCGGGAAGTCAGACAAAAGCCCGCAGTGACCTTTGCCAACTGTTGCCTTTAACGTTGCCTTGGCTTGCTGTTCAAGGGGTGTCCCAGCACCGTCAATGTCTGCTTCATATCGTTCAACATCACCGGGCAAGTCTGATTCTGAGTCCTTGCTAAAGACTTGACCAACAAGACCGTCAAGGGTCCGTCCGGTCACATTGTAGAAGACCGCCCGTTGCACATATGCTTTGAACCGCTTCTTGCTATACTCGCTGTCAAGTTCCGCTGTGGGGTTTGGCAAATAGAGTTCCTTTGCCTTCTTGATGGTTTCTTCCCCGGCAACACAGTCAGAAATCAGTTTCCAACTCTTTTGGTTGTCTGAAACTTCTTTGCGTTTATGGTCAACTTTTGGCATAAAGGCAAAATCAGAGTTTTTGGCGGGAAATGCAAGTTTCTTGTTTTTGGGGCTTGACGGGTAAATGAAAAACGTTTTTTGTTTGTTAAATGAAAAACAAAATCACACCTAAAATAGATGACACCGTCAAAATATTCACCCATTACATAAAATCAAAATGAGCTTATCCGAATCAATCACCCTCTGTGCCGCCTTGTTTTATGGGTCTGCATTCCTTGCCGCTTACATTGTGTATAACTTGCCGGAGTGGAAATTCCAACGGGCATTGCGCAAGCTTGGCAAAACATTAGACAAACGCACCCCCAAGAAATCATAAATTATGGACCCAAATAAAACACCATTCAACCCCAACAAACACATTGCCGTTGTCTGTGCCCACAAAGGCATTGATATGAGCAAGACCGGACGCAATGCCCCGTGCCCCTGTGAGTCCGGCAAGAAGTTCAAAAAGTGCTGTATTGACCAAACCCCTAAAAACATCTGCTTGCGCTTTGCACGGGCGGACCGGGACTTCCACATTACCAACTTGAATGGGGACTTCCAACACGCACGGAAGCTTGCAGAACAACACAATCAGTTGTTGGCGGTCCTGAAGTTGCTGGACAATGCCACATTCAAAGATTTCACCCCCTTTGAAGTCCAATAATGAACTACCTTAATTTACAGCTATTCAAGGCCCTTGTGGGTCTTCAGGGCGACGGTTCAGATGTTTATGAACTGCTTGAGGGTGACTTGCACCCACGCGGGGACATCCGGGATTGTGTGGGTGATGACATCATTGCCACATATGAAGCTTGGGCAAGGGAACAACAAGAGGTTTATCAAGTAAACAAAGGATCCAAGGCTTGCTTCTGTGATGATGGAAAACACTTCTTTCATTGGATGCAAGTGACTGAATACCCAGATGACCGGGAAGAACATGACTTTCTTGATTGGGAATACCTGAATGATGATTGGGGGGACAGGTGAACCAAGGAATTTGCCAGTGTGAAGAACCCACCGTTGCCCGGAATGCCCTTGCGGAAGTGACAAGAAGTTTAAAAAGTGCTGCCTTAGATGATTCAAAAGAAGCGAGAAAACCCACACGGTTGTTTGTTCCGTGTGGGCTTTTTTGTGACTAGGTTGCAAACTGGACACCAATGGTTTCCACATAGTCCGGCCGTGCATCCAAAACCATATATCTCGCCTCGTCGAATACATGATCAATCGCGGTGGTCTCAACGTCATCTGGGTCTTTTTCTGATCTTGGCAAAACTGGAACCGTGTTAATAAACGCTTTGCAATTTCGCATGACAAACAACCCCGGCCCTTCCCGCTTAACTGAGTTTTCCAACATATCCCGCATCAACTGAAGGCCATTCTTGCGGCTCCCCTTCTTCTTGTCCGACCGGGTCCACGTTATACCCTCTTCCTGCATGATCGAAGCAATTGAACCACTTTCGGCTTCATTTACATCATAAATCTGATTGTCAGCCGGGCCGGGTGTGACAACATTTTGCACCCAACCCAACAAAAGTAGGTTTTCACAGGTCTCTTTGACACGCTTTGCCACGTCCCGAGCTGACAGCTTCAAGCCTTTGTTGTGCCCGTAAAGATCAACACCCCCATGCGGGTTCTTCCGGGCTTCAGCCCCATATACTTCCCCAAACCGGATAAGTGACCCTTTTGGAAAACAAAGTGTTTTGCCATCAACCTCGATTTCCTCACCATTGGAAATGCCCCAAAACCCAACCGAAAACGGGTGAGAAGATCCCCAGTCAAACGAGCGCCGGGTCTTCCAATTCGCCGGGACCGGGAACCTTGGAACAATGTGCACACCACTTTCCCAAATGTCGTCAATTGCCCCACCCGCTGTGACATCCCAATCCCCTTCAAGCCAAGCTTTGCGTTTGTTGGGATCTGTGATGTTTTCAAGGTCTGCAATATATTCGGGGGCAAGATACCTGTTTTCTTTGTAAGAACTGAACAACCGGACCTGTGTTTTGATGACATCCAATTCCATTTGTGTCCGGGGATTGAAGACCTTTGTGGTGTTGCGCACTACCTTGCCCGCCGGTGCCACGTCAACGAATCGCGTCTTAACCCAGTTGTGCCCCGCTCCACTTGGGTTTGTGGTGCTGAAAACCATTAAAGGAATCTCTGGCAAAGGGTTCTCTGGGTCTGGGCTGTGTTCTTCTGGGATGAATGATGAACGGTTGCAGGACATCATCAAATCATAGCATTCCGAGGTTGCCCACTGCGATAATTCGTTAAAACCCAAAAATGCAAACTCTTGTCCGTGAAATTTATCATAATCCCCCGGCTTCTCCATCACACGCAAAAGCAGTTCTTCCCCGGAGGGCCAAACCCACTTGTAAGATGATTGGGAAGCAAGGAACTTGGCACCATCTTTGAACTTGGGGAACCAACGCTTGGTCCGGGCAACAATGTCATCCAGTGATTTGTAAGAACGCCCAATGATGACACCACGCCAGAAAGAGCCGTATCCCTGCCCCACATGCCGCCTGAACCGCATAATTTGAACGTCCGTCTTACCACCGCCTCGGGTCCCATCAACCATGATGTGGTTCACCGGGGCGGATAATGCCAAACACTGTGACCCCGGCAAGGGCTTCCAGATGACTTTATTTTGCGGGCGATTGGGCATAAATCACAACCAGTAAATTAATTTCGTTCATTCCTCTCTCATAATATATCTAGGCGTTAGCCTCTTCCAGTTCCTTCGGGATGCTTCGGGATTGATTTGTCGTGGAGCCAGTCGCTCGCTTTTCGGAATCCGAATATCCACGCGATCTCCGAAAGAGGATGCGCAAGAAGATTATGGATCGACCATCGGAAGTGGTCACTGCTCGCGGCACGAACCTTTCGGCATATCCCGTTTAGCGAGCATCGAGAACAACCACGAAGGCTAATTAATTCCTTTCGCTCATCCCTCGCTTCACTCATCACACACCTCCACGTTGGGCGAAAGCTCCACCAACACTTTTGCAATGCGCTCAAGCTCGTCATCCGACAGCGTTTTTACAGCCCCGAATTTCCAGTTTCGAAACCGCATGTAATCGACCTCTGCCGCAAGGCAGACACCTTTTGCGTTCAAGAGGGGTAGCCTTTCGGCTAGCCCCTCAGATGTAAGTTTCGTAGCCATTAAGCGAGAGGTTGACGTGCAGCAACAACAGCCATGGACATCTTTACTTCATCAGCAGAAAAGAATTTGCGATTGTCAGTTTCGGCGGAGCACTCAAACAATGCGGAACCACCGAAAATTAGCTCACTGCTCTTAGTCTTCTCAAAGAGAGCAGCATTTTCATCTATATTAAGGTCAGACACTTCAAGCACGTTTTCTGGCAAGTCTCCGGAATTAACATCTGCATAAAAGCCGATAAATTTTGAATTGGATAATTCTTCTAAAACTTTGATCTTATTTTCGCGTGTTATGTTCATTTTTATATTTCTCGTTTCGTTGTGTTGTCATTGGGTTTGTCCCTCTGATCTACACACAATCTAAACACAAAAGTTTATGTGTCAACCCCTAATTTAAACTTTTTTGTTTATTTATCACGGTAGGCATTTCGGGACAATCCCAGAGGCCGAGCCATTTGCACTAGCCATCGAGGTCATTCGTGACACCCAACCCGCCCCATTCACAAGCCAAATCACTCAGAGTCGGCTTTTTTGTGCCCTTTAAGCGCCTCTTGCTGTCTGACTGCGTCTTTCTCCCAATCATTGAGGCTAGAGCCACCTGTGGGCACTAGCATCACCCCACCGCCGTGTTTGAGGTTCACTTCGTCCGGCTCATTGTGTCCTGCCATTTTATTGTCAATCTCAACAGCCGCGAGTTTGGAAGGCACCCTGAAGGTTGTACTTATGTGGTCACCTTCGCCATTGTAGCGCCGGGTCACTGATTCAATCAGGTCTGCATTCGTGTCCCCTGCATCGTCTGGGTCAATCGCGATTGGGTTGACCCGGGCCACACGGGCAAGGAACTCCCGCTTTTCTTGCCGGGACAGGGTGGTTGCTGTTTCTGTGTTCCTTTGAAGCCGGGCAATTTCCGCTTTGATGTGTGGTTGCTTTTCAAGGTCTTGGTAACTTGACCGGGCTGAGTCCTTAGATCCACAACGGGGGTATGCCTCCAAATAACAATCAATTTTAGTCATTTCACCCCCTGCCCGGTTTGCACAATAAATGCTTTGGGATTTTGTGAGTTTTTTGAGTTTATCCGCCATAGGTTAAGAATGAATGAACAGTAAGGGATTCTGCAACCCCAAAATTTTACACCTCACACCAAGGGGTTTTTCTGTTAACCCCAAAAATGAAGATATAAATTTACAAAGGACCCCGGACAGACAGACAGAGAAAAATAACAATAATGTAATGTGTGCGGTAAAAACACTTTTTCTTTCTTTCCCCCTTTTTTCCATTTTCCTACATGTTCTTAATGTTATTTTTCTCTGTCTGTCTGTCCACAACTTCAAAAATAAACAAATCTCTAATTTATAACTTCAAATTTGCAGTTAAAAAGGAAACCTGAGTAAATAGCCCAACTTTTTAGGGTTTTATGTATAAAAGGTTGTTGACATATAAAAAAAACTGTTACATAAAAAAGGTTTATGAATAGACATGACTCCAAATTCCCCACACACCCAATGGTTCGGAAAGTCCCCGAAGAATTGAGGCATTTTTTCAGTATGTCCCAAGACGGTAAAACAATCCTTTGGGAGTTTAACACGGTACAAAAGGGTGGGCACCTACTAATTTCACCGAGGATGGCATCGCGGGAAGGGGAACCCGCTGGGTGTCTCACCAAGCACCCGAAAGGGCATTCAAGAGCTGGTGAGCCCGCTTGGCTGAAAATTTATTTGTTCGGTGATATTCTGAGAGGTGCAGAGGTTGCTTATTGTTTGCAAACGGGCGATGAGGTCCCTCATGACTGCAAAGTTGCCTGCCGCGATGGTGACCCAACAAACAACAACATAAAAAACCTAGTAGTCATTAAAAAAATATGATCACAACACCCCGATTCTTTGGTGGCGACGCCAGCCACCTATTCAAGCACGTCGAACCCCTACCTTGTGCAAATTTCAAGGAGTTCTTTGACACGCAACTACGCGCACCCATCCGGTCACAGCACACCGCCGCCGAATTCACCGCGATGAGTGAAGCAGGCAAGAAACAGGTCAAGTTTGTGCGCTACTTCACACCGTCGAGTTTTGCTGAAAAGAGCAAAGGCGGGTATCTAAAAAACAATGCCAATGTCAAAGCAGTAAACCTGCTCTGTCTGGACATTGACCCGGAGAAGGTCAAAGATCCAGAAACAGGCAAATGGGTTGAGACTGGGGACTACCCCGCCGCCCGACTGATCAAAAACCCTCAAAGATTGCGCGAAGCATTGGATGGCCTCAATTTTGCACTTTACACCACCATCAACCACACACCGGAAGCCGCCCGCGCCCGGCTGGTTGTCGAAGCGGACAACCTGCCCCCAGAACACTACGCTGAAGCGGTGAACCACATAGCCGCGCTGATTGGCCTGCCATCTGTCACCACTGAATCAAAAACGATCTCACAAGCGATGTTTAGACCCACCATCTTTGCAGACACGGACTTGAACTTTAACCACCCAGTGGTTGACTATTTTTGCAAAGGCACCGCGTTTGACCCATCTGTCTTAGTTGGTATCGGTGCAACAACAACGAAGCCAGGCAAACCACCGAAACAGGCAAGCACCGACTTTTTTGACGGCATCGAGTACTTGAAACAGTCCGTTTACGGTGTGGAACTCAAAGATGCAAAAGAGGCCATTTCTGCACTGTCACCGGACTGCTCACAAGACGACTGGATACGCTGCGCTATGGCACTGCGCCACCAATTCCCAAGCCAAGATGAAGAAGCTTTTGCGCTGTTTGATTCTTGGAGTTCCGAAGGCCGGACGTATGAGGGGGAGGAAAAGACGCGCTACCGGTGGGATCACACGAGCGCCACACCCTCAAATCGGCTGCCAACCACCATGAGAACCATTTTCAAGCTCGCTAAAGAAGCAGGCTGGGACTGTGCCGAAACGAATCAGAAGCTTTTCGCTCGCCTCACCACTTGGCTGAAAGGCTGCACCACGCTTGAAGACCTACTTGACCGGGGGTTTGAAAAAATTGTAGTCAGTCCCCTGCTTGGGTCTGCCTATGAAACGCCACTGATTGACACTGTCAAAAAACAGGCAAAATCTGTTTTTGGGTTCACCTACTCTGTTGCCGAGCTGAAAAAACACCTGAAAACTCTACAGTCCGAAGCCAAAGAAAAACAAAGGCAAAAAGACAGCGAAGAGAAGCCAACCCCACTTTGGGCAAGAGGGCTTGTCTATCTTTCCGGTCTTGAGCGTGTCTATCGCACCGAGACTTGTGAGGTGCTAACCAAAAGCTCTTTTGACTCGTCATACGGCGTCAAACTACTCCCCAACGCGCAAGAGTTACAGGAGCGCGGTGACACATCATTACAGGCCAAACTTACTCCTATTGTGCGCCCGCAAGACTACATTCTCAATGAGTTAGAGATCCCGCGTGTTTATGACCTGACCTATGACCCAGCCAACCCAGATGATGTCATCGTCGTTAAAGGCAAAAAGCGGTTTGTGAACACCTATACAAAGAGCTATGCCAAGGCGGATCGCAAAACAGCCGTCGAAGCTGGGCGGGTGATTTTAAAGCACGCTGCACTACTGATTGCCGAGCCGGAGCACCAGCGCCGGCTGATTGATTTCATCGCGTTCATGGTCCAAAACCCCGGCAAAAAGGTTCGCTGGGCATTCCTAATCCAGTCGGCACAAGGCAATGGTAAAGGCTTACTGGCAAAGGCGCTTCGTGGTGTGTTTGGCCGGGGCAACATCAAAACGGTGGACCCGGAAGCAATTTTTAGCCCATTCAATGACTGGGCAGTTGGCACCCAGCTTTCAATTCTAAATGAGATCCGCGTCACTGGGCACAGCCGCCATGATGTGATGAATAAACTCAAAGAGCCAATCTCAGACGACCACGTCTCTATAAACCAGAAATTTAAACCAAACGAAGAGTTTGAAAACGTTACTAATTACTTGATTTTTACAAACCACAAAGACGCCATCGCGGTGGAGCAAAGGGAGAGAAGATATTTTGTTGTGTTCTCCCCAATCCAAACGGAGAAAGACACTGATAGGCTCATGGAGTCCGGCGCACTTGAGCCACTACAAAAACTCGTTGACTCTGCCCAGTTCGGTGGCTTGCGGGCGTTTTTTGAGGACTGGGAACTTTCCCCCAGGTTTTGCCCCGACTCACCCCCACCAAAAACGGAATACTTTTACCAAATGGCGGACCACTCAAAAACGGACATTGAAAAGCTTCTTGAAGGTGTGCTTGAAGAAGGGCAAGAACCGCTTGTTCAATCAGACATAATTTCTTCAAGTCAACTGTTGCGGATGCTTGAGAGTGAAACCAATCAAAAGATTAGCCCCAAAGTATTGGGCTCAATCCTAATCAACAAAGGCTTCAAGCGGCATTCCGGTTGTCCATCCTTGGTGTGAAGCATCAAGTGTGGGTTGACCCGGATTCAGCGGTTGCAGACCTGAATGTTGCCAAAATTCTTGAAAAACGCATCACCTTACATGGGGAAGAACTTCTTTAATATGAAAAACCAAACACACAAACAATGCCAAGCGGACCCAACAATCAAGACGGTTGCAGTCTGCTTCGACCAAGAGAATGGCAAGGGGAAAAGCTACACATACAAAACCCGCCTGAAGCTGAAAAAAGGGGACTTGTGCAACGTCAAGACCCCAAGGGGTGTCATTGTGGTCCGGGTTGTCACTGTCCACAAGGAAGCCCAAGTCAGTGAAGTTGCAGATTTTGAACTGAAGTGGATTGCAAGCAAAGTGGACATGCAAGCAATCCGCGCCGGGGAAAAAGAAGACCGGGACTTTGCCAAAGCAAAGCTAAGCCTGAAAGAATCACTTGGGGACCTTTTCTAGTATGACCAAGAAGCACAGAAAGCCTATATTGCGGCAAGGTGTCAAAGGTCTGCCCAATCACGCGCAACAACGCTTCCGGCAACGATACGGGCGGGAAGTGTCACAAAGGCAAATGCGAGCCCTTGTTGAACTAGCAGAGTTGGACAAGTGCAAAGCCAAGACACATGACAACAACGGGAATGTGAAAGTCATTGTCCGGGTTGGGGCTGAACTGTTCCACTTCGTTTACTGCCATGCCAATCTTAAAATTATAACTTTCTTACCTACCAAATAAAAACCATTTTAGGGGTTGACCCTTAAACAAAAACCGTTTTCTGTTTGCATTGTTCAACAAAGAACAGAAATTCAAACCACCAAAAATTGAGAAATCCAAAATATGACAGAACCACTAAACAACACCACAATTATCTTAACCCCACTTGCGCAAATTGCGGACAAGTATGACCAACTTTGCAATTCCCTTAGTCTTACACCACGTAACAGAACTTCCCTAATTATGGACATGGCTTCTGTTGAACAAGATGAAACCATTGAAATGGATTGGCAAGGTGTTCTTGAAGCCAAGGAATTTGACTTTTTCCATGTTATTGGGGGCATTATCCGACACATGGACCGTTCTTCTTATCCGGGTAAACTGACAGGTTGCTTTGTCCCCCGTTTTGCCAAATAAAAATTTTTCCTATCAAAATAAACCACCAAAAACACAAATCATGAGCCTAGAAAAAGCTATCCAAGAAAACACCGCCGCAATGATGAAGCTTGCGGAATCAAACATTGTCCTTGCGGACACTTTCACCAGGGGAACCACCACACAGGTTGCAATTGCCAAACCGGAAGAAAAGAAGGAAACCACCGTACAAAAGAAAAAGCGTTTGAAAAAGGAAGAAGCTGAAGCAACTGAACCGGAACCAAAGGAAGTCACCAAGACTGAAGTATCAGCGGATGACTTGCGTAAGGTTGCCGGGAAGCTTGTAGAAGATGGGAAGAAAGCAGACTTCCAAGCGGTCCTGAAACAGTTTGAAACCAAGAACATCACCTTGTTTGAAAAAGACGGGGGTGACTTGGCTGAAATGCTTGAAGCACTGGAAAACCAAGCTGGTTGCAAGCTTGCAGAAATTGCAGACTAAAAACCCTTATCACGCTACGAGTGATAAGGGTTTGCCGGGTTGGGTGAAACAATTAACCCGGCACCCACCTTTTTAATTTAAACTTTCAAATCCTATGCCAGAAACTAAAGAAACACATTCCCGCCTTGCACCGTCCGCCGCCAAACAGTGGGTTCCTTGCACCGCATCAATCAAATTCATCCAGGACAACCAAGACCGGATTCCTGAAGACCAACCAAGTGTGTATGCCAACGAAGGCACCATTGCGCATGAATGGTGTTCCAACATCCTTGATGGACTG